TCCTGCAAGGTCCGAGTACCCCTGACCAACCGCGCCCTGAACACCGCTGATTGCTTGGTTAGTTTGACCAAGAGCGCCTGCACCTCCGTACATGGTGCCGATGCCAGCGCCCAATGTGTTAGCTCCCGCCTGTAACATGGGAGCATACGCGCCTAGACCGGAAGCCGTAAGGTCAGATGCCTTTTGCTGAAGATCACTTCGACTTGCAACATTATATTCTGGCAGAACAAACCCAGCGTCCTTGCCTAAAGCCTGCGCCCGAGTAAGTATCTCCTCTTGATACTTGCGAAGGTAGTCAGGAATCTCGGTCCTGCTAATCTGTGTTACAGTTTCAACCATTTTTAAATTCCTGCATGTTCTTAAATAACTTGGCGGCTACGGCTCCTCGGGTGCCGTTGGGCGCATCCCCGATCATCTTGCCTGCCATCTCAGCATCTCCGCCACCTATGTTTCTCAAGTCCTTTAGAGACAGAACAACCTCTCCGTTTGAAAGCATTGCTTCCTGAACGGGCTTGCCATCCTGATAGATCATTGCAGGGATATCATCACTGGTCCCTGTTCCGGGGCCTTCGATTAGACCACCCCTTGCCGCGTATTGTGTAGGAGGGTTAATACCCACACCATCTTCCATATTCCTGTCGTACTCGTCCCGTTCTGCAGCGGTATTAAACCTCGTGCCATCGAACCGACTTGCATAGAGGTTGTCTAAAAACGCAGACCTATCGATGCTTGATCCATCGTATCCCTCAGAATTTCCTGTGCCTGTGTAAGTAGTAGGTTGCTTTGGTTTTCCTACTGCCGCCGACAAAATACCCGCTTGAACGAAGGGGTTTGAGAAAATACCCTTCGTCGCTGTGTCACTGGCTGCTTTTTCTGCTGCGCCTCCTCCGGCAACCCTACTAAGAGCGGGACCTACTGCTTTTCCCAGTGCTGTGTTTTGAAGAGTCGGACCCAGACTCGTAAGTCCTCCAACACCAGCACCAAGGAGCGCGTACTTAATAGCGTTCTTAGAGCTTCCGCCACCAGCCAACGTACCTAACCCTGCACCAATAGCAGGAGCCAAGAAGGTTGATCCGGGGACCATCAGCCCAGCAATGCCGCCTAGAATGCCACCAATGTTAATGCCCATACCAAACCACCACTATGAATTGACCGCACATTATCAGGTAATCTCCAAAATACTAGCTACAACATGCAACCTGTTTGCTGTCCCTGCCGTGACTTTTAAGATTTCATCTGCCTGAACCACAAGCGGGGACGTTAGTAACTCAACTGTACCCTTAGCCCCAACAGCCTTGTCCTTGTATAAACTAAAAACGCTTGCTCCGCTAGTCAGTGTCAACGTCAGAGTGTCCGCGTTGTTGCTGTCCTCAGACACAAGAATAGATTTTACAATCGCAGTGGTAAACTGCCCACACGTATAAAGTGTGGTCACGTCCGTTGCCGTGAGATCAACCTTTGCGTTTACATATGCGTTAGCCATCAGCCCATAAACCAGCTTAGGGCAGTCGTGTCATCGTCTGCCACTTGTTGAGTGTTGTTGAACTGATTCAAAAACACAGAGAAAGATCGAACTACCTCGTTTAAATACTCTTGCTGGTATTCTTGGGGAGGTATTGGAAAGAACGGTACAGGAGTGTTGGTAGCCATTATCGTTTCCCGTCTGGTCTAATATCTACACGAGGCACACCCAATCTCCAAAGGACGTTTGCATCTGTAGACTGTATTTTGAGTGTAAAGCTACGCCCTCTTAAACGTGTAAAGTACTGGTTCGTGTATTGATCAACGGGTGTGCTAGATGTTTTGGACACAGTGTTTGTTGAGGAGTTTTGATCGACTTGCCCCGGAAAACTCTTGGTCTCCAAGATGAAATCTAACGAAGACGTATCAACAGTTTCTCTAAAGTTAATGTCCGGTATTACCCTGTTAATAAAAGAAAACTGATTGCCTTCTGTAATAGACATATCCCCCGATTCAATAAACGAAGTCATAGCCGCGCCGTCATCTTGTGCGCCCACCTCTTGATTATACAAGAAGTTGTTAGTTCCCGCCGCGAGGGGCAAGGAAGATATACCACGATCCAACCAAGCCGTTCTAGCTAGGTTTCCTATAAACCAAAGCTTCTCAAGGTAGTTGTAAACGACATACCTGTCGTTCTCGGTTGAGTCTGCGGAGGGATAAAACCACCACACCTCGGAGAAGGACACGTTGGCTCCCGCAACAATCTTGTCAGACTGAGAAGTGTTAATATCATCAAATACATAGTCCCTAACAGTGCAGGGTATTCTTTGAACCGCACCCGTGAACGCATAAAACTCTGCCGATCCCATCCAAAACACCGCATCGTCCACCGCAACCGCAGCCTTGGGACTAGCAATAGTAATGTTTTCAGAGATTAAGTTTATACCAAAGGTAAACGGTGGCCCAAGGAACTGCATTGCGTGAATAGAAACGTCTGTAAACACCAGTATCTGTTGCCGTGTTTCAAGAGCTTGAATAATCTTGGAGCCAGAGCTTATACGCAAATCACCCGCTGTATTGGTAGAGGTAGGATACCAATCCACAGGGTTTTCCTGACTACTAAACCTTATTAACAAAGGGTCTTGAATGCCGTTACCATCCGTCGAAGAGGACGTAAGACCAAGACTATCCGCGCCAAATGCAATCACATGCCTGTCTCTGTCAGACAAAAGAACCTGTGTGGCTATAGTAGGAACCGAGGTCCGTGTGCCGAGGCCCAAGGCGCTGTCTGTTAAGAACTTGGCTCGTGTACCTACACCATTTGTTTTGTCCCAATAGTAAATCTTACCGTTTCTTTCGTTCAACAACAGGTCTTCGCCAAAGTTGTCTTGTGTCCAAATGCGTAGGTTTGCGGAGGGCGTGATTGTTCCTGAAACAAGAGCCAATCCCCAGCCAGAAAAGTCATCCGCTGTAAGCGCGTTGCCTGTTGCAAGTCGAACCGAAGATTGGTTTGCATGTGTCGCGGCGGTGGTGCCTTTGTGTCCTCTGGTACATCCTGTTAAATCGTTAGAGCTTATACCCCCCACCAGAATAAGTTCGTCATCTATTAAAACGATATCGCTGGCTACAATACCCGCAGTGTTTGCCACGGTGATTGTGGTGTCACTAGCAGAAAGTGTACCACCCTCGTTTACCGTTGTAGTAAGAGCGCCCGTAGTTGTACCACCCCAAACTCCCGCGCCCCAACCAGTGCCAAAGACCGAACTATTTAAAGCGGTGCCAATCTGATAAGTACCAACAACACTGCCACCACCGTTACCCGTATCACTAGCGTTAGCAGAGACGGCAGTAACGCTTATACCACCAGAAACTGTAACGCTTTCTATAGTACTGACGGTCCTCGCAGATATCTTGTATGTGTTTCCATCCACAACTTCTGTGACCTGATACTCTTGGTTAAGAACGTTTGCCGTGACGTTGCCGCCCAAAGAAGCCGCACCAGAGAAAGTAACAAAGTCATTAGCCACACAACCATGATTAGGGTCCGCTACTGTAATTACGGACGAGCCGTTTGTAGCAGAAAAGGTTACGTCTCCCGCAGATGTTGTCTGCCTAATCGGAGTAACGTCCTTAAAATCAACACCCTCTTTAATGTAGAATTTTAATTCTGTCCCAAGGCCCAGAAACTTTTCGCCGCTCAATGCTACAAACTCATGCATTCCACGGCAAAACCCCAAGAAAGCTTTGTTGGAGTTCTTTTCCCAACCGTTTAATTTCTCAGGATACCCAAACCGAAACCGCACTTTGTCACAATCCACCCAACCGTTTTCTTCAGAATACGGAGTAGTTTCTTTGTTAATTCCGGGTTTAAATTTTAAGTTGGCTAATGGCATGGCATCCTCACGATTGTGACCCGTAAATAGTACCGTTGTTCGTCAGTGTAAAACTATTGCTGTTGGATTCGATGCCCTTGCCGCCAGCACTGCCAACAGAACCGCTTAGACCGTTGCCGCCACCACGCGCACCCCAACCGCCGCCACCGCCTGACCCATTAAGAGGGCCAGCAGCATCACTGCCGTAGTATGTACCGTTGCCGCCAGCACCGCCGCCGCTTCCGCCAACGCCTGAATATGCGTTGCCAGCACTACCCCCCGATCCGGGGAGTATATAACCACCCTGTCCACCAGTAAGACCCCCAGCCCACGACACAGCAGCAGCACCACCGCCAGCGCCGCCACCACCCCCACTGGTTCCGTTCAACCCGCTCTGGCCTAATCTTGGTGTTACAGGCCCTCCACCGCCCCCCGCACCGCTGCCCGGACCACCGTTTCTACCTTGCGCTCCAGCACCGCCACCGCCAGCAATGTACGCACCACTATTGTTAATAATTGTAACACCTGAAGCGGTTATACTAATAGCGTCACCACCAACGGCGTAGTAACCACCCTTACCTACAATGTTACCAGAGTTTTCTATTGTTGCGTTTTGCGTGTCTACAATTAACGCCGCCGTACCTGTACTACTAGCCCATAGCCAGAAATCAGCAGGTATAATTAACGTGCCACTTGGAAGTATAAAACTAGAAGTCGTAACGTTACTTCTATTACTAAGGCTGTTTATTAACGCGGTAGAAGTTAAGGTAACAGGGCCACCTCCGCTTACACCAAAGCCTAGTATGTCATATCCAAAAGAAGTCATTAGGCATCATTCTTTGCGTCTGTTGTGTAAAACAGTTTTATCCCTAAAAGCCTAGCGTCCCCTGTTTGATCGTCTGCCGATACGTCCCGCATGATCTGAAAGTATGTCTGCGTATCTACCGCAGCACTGGCTACAGTAACGGGGCCGCTTACCGCAGAAACAGTCATGTCGTTGGACGTTCCGCTAAATGCTTTTGCCGTAGCTACCACGTTAGTTCCAAAAGAAGCGTTTATAGAAGCATCGTCAGCTACACTTACACCAGACAAGCCCCAAGCTACAGTGCCGTTATCCGTTCCCGTGACTGTCCAAAACGCTTGAAACGTAATGGTTCCTTCGTTCCATGACTTGGGGAAACAAACGGTGAATTGAGCGTTTTCGTCAGAACTCGCATCAAAGTCCAACACCCTAAGTTCAGGGCCGTTAGAAAGTTCTACCTGAGCCAAACCAGCGCAACCATTTGTGGTATTAGGATGCATGGCCCCCGCTGGAACGTAAATAGTTTCTACACCCGCGACCTTTACCGCTGCGGAGTTGTTAGTCAGCGCCCCTGCAACGTCACCAGCACCCGAAATATCTAACGTTGCCGCGTCTAACTCACCTGTAAGCGTCAGGTTGCGCAGGCTTGCCACATCCTTGTTAGCATCAGCCGTAACCGTTTTACTAGCGACAACCGTGCCAACCGCAGCGCCCGTGTTATTGTAGTTTAACTCTGCCGCAGTTGCAGATACCGCTGTACCATCTATAGAAAAAGCGTCTGTCTCTAACGTACCGTCAATATCAACGTCACCACTAACATCTAAGGTCGCAGCATCTAACTCACCCGTGAGCGTAACATTTCTAAAACCTGTAATGTCCTTGTTGCTGTCAACAACAACCGCTTTGCTGGCACTAACCGTACCCGCTGTAACATCTAGCTCCGTAATGCCACCAAGAACACTGGTAAAGTCAGTGACCGCTGCCCCTGAACCAGCCCCATCAGCTAAAATAACTGCAGACTTATCTGCAGCTATAGTGACATTGGCCCCCGACCCTTGCGTGATAGACAAGGATTGATTGGTGCTGTTCAGAATCATATAGATTCTGGCCTTGTCGTTTTGCTGCAACGTGACAGTGCATGTGCCACCCGGAGTTCCTGTAAAGTTTATTGCCTTATAATGACCGTTGGATAAAACTGCCGTAGTCGATAGCTCCAAAGTATACGAAGTGCTAGACAGAGCAATCGAAGCAAACCCGTTTGAAGCGCGGTCTATAATGTCAAAGTTATTATTGGTGCTGTTGCCCCATGTACCTGACTCATCGCCCGTGGTTATTTTCTTGAGCGCATTTGCTGCAGTGTATGTAGCCATGATGTGACCTCAAATATAAATTTAGTTGGACTATACCCATACTTCTGCTTCTAAGCAACTACGCAGCGATCTCCTCCCAGCTTGGAGATTGAGACGGCGTAATAGCAGAGAATCCTGAAGATTGACTCGGGGTGATTTGATCCCAAACGTTAACTGAACCCACCGCGCCCGTGGCAGAAACCCCCGTAACAGAAAAAATGTTTTGATTGTCGATTGTTACCGTTCCAACGGCACCCGTTGCGGCAATCCCTGTAGGGGACACGTTAGCAATGCCTTCGATTGTTACCGTTCCAACGGCACCCGTTGCGGCAATCCCTGTAACTACGAGGTCTACAGGAACATTACCAAACCCCGCTATGGAGTTGTCAGCTAGTGGGGAAAAACCAAGCATTAGCTAGGCTCCACGGGCCAATCAACAGCCTGTAAATTGGGCCAGTTGGCATGTGTAGTAATATCACGCAGGGCGGTGCGATACGTCACCCAAGCAGTCGGTACAGGTGTTCCACTTTCAAGTGCTTTTGTTACCACCCAATCGCTAGACAACAAATTTAATTCACGTTGCCCACGCAACCGTGCTTCAAGTTCCGCATTACGATCCGCCAAATCTTTATTCGTAAGCGGAATTACTCGTTTAGTGTGAACCACACCGTCCTGTAGAAAGGGGTTAGACTCTACTATTTTCTCGGAAGCATCATTACAAGTATAATTTATTTCAACTACCGCACAACTATTTGCGCTCAACCATTCGGAATTTGGGCCGCTTGAAGGAAATGATATTTTAGGAAACAAAGAACGATGTTCGCCTACCTCTTGCACAGAGTTGCCATTTAATTTAGCTATTTTCATCTTAAAATCCTTATCATGCCACGACAAATCTTATGTATCCGGGCTTACCGTCCGCATATGCACCACCACCATAAGCTACGTTAGAAGGGATATTGGTAGTGTTGCCGGGAGTTCCACTGTTGGCACCCGTAGTAGTTGTACCACTAGATACGCCCCCAATGTAACCAGAACCGCCGCCACCGCCGCCCGGACCCGAACTCTGTCCGCCGCCTCCACCAAAATAGCCGCCGCCTCCACCCGATCCCATACCCGATCCCGTGCCGCCTTGCAGTGCGCTACCATTTTCGGACCCTCCACCCGGACCCGTACCGCCTGCTGATTGACTAGCACCTGTACCTCCCCTATGGGTTGCGTTGCTTGATGACCCACCACTACTACCGCCACCCCCGCCACCCGTAGAGGT